ACTCGTCGTTGGTGGTCATGGCGATTGCCCATGCCTCGTCCTTACCAGGGCGGCCGTCGGAGGTCTGGACACGCTGCAGGATGTCAGCCATAGCCAGCTTGCCCTTCACTTCGAAGCGACACGCTTTCAACGCGGCTTTGACGACGGGCACAGGGTAGGCGCAGAGGTCTTCGGCCATCATAGCGGCGGTGCCGGGGTTCATTTCCTGGCCCATGGCCTCGGCCGTTGCGCAGATTGCAGCGGCCAGTCCGGCAACCTGCTGGTCGTTCATTTCAGAGGTATTCATTGCGGTCACCTGATTGGCGTTTGTCCAGGACCATCTGGGCGGCCCGCTCGGCTGCGGAGTGGTTCGCCTCGGTCCGCTCCATCTGGCGGGCGGTTGTGCCGTTGATGCGCTGCCCGGTGACCCACTGGGTGTGGTAGCTCTCGGCATTGGCCAGCAGTTCGTTGAGGCTGTGGCACTTGCGCAGGACAGCGGCATCGCTGGTTTTCAAGAAGTGGGCGGCGACATGGTGGGCGACGTCGGCGCCCAGGCGGTCAACCAGTTGGCCGAGCTGACCACCGACCTTGGCGTTCCACACCGGCCAGGCGCTGTAGCGCTTGCGGTAAGCCATGGCGTAGTTCGCCCAGACCTTGAAGGTTTTGCAGGTTTGGTCTTTGGGGCCCGGCATGTCAGCGGGGATCTCGACCCGTGGGGCATCGGTGCGATCAACCACCAGCACCAAGCCGCGGGACTGAGCCGGCTTGCCGGTGGCGTCCTGCAAGTCCTGACTGGTTTCCTGATTGGTACCCTGATGATTGGTATCCTGATTTGTCGGAGATTTATCCGACCCTTGGCCGGATTTTTTTCCGACCTTGCTCGGAGATTTATCCGAGGTAGATCGGATTTTTTTCCGACCCTTATTGTTTGGTGGGGTCGGATATTTTTCCGACCCATCAAGCTTCTGGTTCCACTCGATGGCCTTCTCGGTAAGGCGAAAAAGCGTGATGTTCGAAGTACTGGAAAGCTCAATCAAACCGGCCTCCTCCAGGGCCTTCAGCATGCGGTAAGCGGTGTCCGGCTTATCAGTGAGCAGCGGCAGCTCCTCGATGATCTTTGCCTTGCTCAGCGCGAAGAAGATCCCGTCATCGGTCTTGATTGGCTTTGTCCAGCTCGGGCAGCCGTAGACGAAAGCGAACAGCAGGGCTTGCTGAGAATTCAGCCCCCACTCCAACGCCTTCACCTGGTTAATCGTGACGGTGTATTGCATGTCAGGCCTTCCCGACCTTAGCGGCCAATTCAAGGAAGCGATCCACGTACCAGTGAGGCTGTGTCTCGCGGGGGCATTTAGGGCTGGCGAGGTTTTTGCCGTAAGCCAGGCCCTTCTCGGTCACGGACCAGAAGTCCACCATTTCCTGCTTGGAGTTTTTGCGCTGAAGGACCTTGAGGAAGCCGTGGGCCTCAAGAGCAAGGTTGAAGGCACGGGCGGTGCTGGCGATGGCGTGATCTTTGATCAGGGCGGTGATTGCCTTGGTCGGCATCGAGGAGCCGCCAGCGGCATCTGTCGCGACGTCCACGGCATAGCCTGGGAGGAATTTGGCATCCAGGCCATTGTTGGCGGCGATCTCGGCCAGCATCAGCATTTTGCTGGAGGGCGCAGGCTTCAGCAGGCGGTCGAAGCACTCCAGAATGGCGAGCTCACCGATGATCTTTGGATTGCTTGGCAGTGCGCGGGCGCGCTCACGATCCTCAAGCGCTGTCATGCGATCGAACACCAATGCCTGAAGCTCGTAGCTGTACGACATGGCGATCAGACAGGCTTCACGCTTGGGGAACACAAAACACTTTTGTACGCGGCTACGGGCATCAAGGTAATCGGCTGAAAATTTAGCCGATTGATCGGCGCCAAGAACACGCGGCACTTTGGCGATCAGGTTTTTGTGCGTCAGTGTCGGCTGGCCCTTCTCGCGCTTGGAGTTGATGAAGTCCACCAGCTCAAGGCTGGACATTGAAACTCCGAGCGCCACGTTTTCTGATTGCGAAAAACGTGGCGCGAGATTGTTGGGGCTATTGATCGATTCGGTGTGTTGGTGCATGATTCGCTCCAGTTGTTTACCGCTGTAGAAAAAGCCGACCTCGTACGTCGGCTTTTTTGTGCCTGGAATTCAGGCGATAGATTTCAAATTCGGCCGGGCGTCCTTCATCAACTGCTCAGCCTTGCGCCCCAGCTCACCCGCCTTCGCCTCAACCTGACGGCATTGCTTGGCGAACGCCGGCAAATGCGGCAGGTCCTGCTCGCACATCACCTGGTCGTCAAACACTTCGCTGCCGGTGTCGATGACGTCGCCGAACGCGCGGATCAGCGCACCGAAGCTTTTATTCGCACATTGGTCGCTGGTCATCTGGCGGGCGCCGGTCAGGCCGTGGCGGCTCGCCAGCTCGTTCAGGCAGTGATCTCGGTATTCAGGCTCAAGCGCATTGACCCACGACTCTTCCAGCCAGGACGGCATTTCCTGATCGCCAGATAGCCAGCGCTGAACACGCTTAAGCCAGCGTCCGGTCGCCTTCACGAACTCATTCACGTCGCCGGTCAGGTCGGGCGAATTGAAATCAGGGACGACCTTCTCCTTGGCGCGATCAGGTATCGACAGGTGCAGCTCTCGGCTCAGCGCCTGGGCGAAATCGTCCTGGCTCAAGCTGGTGCGAGCGATCTGGTTTTGAGCATGGGCGACCAGCACCTGATCACGGGTTTGTACGGTGTGTCTGGAACTGGACGTTTGCATGGGGACTGCTCTCTTCTAATCTGGCTTCAATGGAACGGCGGACAGGGATGTCACTTAGGCGGCCCGAACATCCGCAGAAGATTGCTGCGGAAAAACGCGATCCAAAGTGCATTTCGCACCTAATTCATTCAGCGCCTGGACGATCTTCCGGGCGTCATCAAGCTTCAATGGGCGTGCCCCCGACTCGTAGTTAGCGAGCCGCGACTGCTTCCAGTTGAGCTTTCGGTGTAAGGCTGCCTGGGTGATTCCGGCCTCCTCACGAAACTCTGCTATGAGGTTCATTGCGTTGCTCCTGCGGTCAATAAAACAAGGATAAACACATAACGTGTTATTGGCAAACACAATAAGTGTGCAGAATTTATTTCACTCCGTGATTAAAATTCGATCCATGAAGACACTCGGATCGCGCATCGCGCACTACAGAGAAAAAGCAGGGCTTTCTCAGGCTGCCTTGGCAAAGGCGTGCGGGTGGAAATCCCAATCGCGCATAGGAAACTATGAGAAAGATGCTCGGGAGCCAAACCTTGACGATATCTCCAAGATTGCCCATGAACTGAAAATCGATCCTGCAGCGCTGCTTTTGCCTGGCGAAAGCCCCTCGAATATTTCAATCGCCGCACAGCCCACCAAATCATTCCGCTACCCGGTAGTGAGCTGGGTTGCCGCTGGCGCCTGGGCGGAAGCAGTGGAGCCCTACCCGGCCGGAATCTCGGACACCTACGAGTTTTCGGAGTACGACGCCAAAGGCCCGGCGTTTTGGCTGACAGTCAAGGGTGACTCTATGACAGCGCCCGCCGGCCAGAGCATCACCGAAGGCACGCTGATCCTGGTGGACACCGAGGCTGAGGTTGCACCAGGTAAGCTGGTCGTGGCCAAGCTGCCAGACAGCAACGAAGCAACTTTTAAGAAGCTGGTCAGCGATGGCGGCCGGCTGTTCCTAAAGCCGCTGAACCCAAGCTACCCAATCGAGGCTGTCGACGAGAATTGCCGAATCGTTGGCGTGGTTGTCCAGGCGCTGCAGAAGTTTTACTGATGCCATCCGCCCTTGGAAAGCCATCGACCTCATGGCGAGAGCAGAGCTTTTGGAACAAGGTGTGGACCTATGCTCTGCTGGCACTCATGGTGGTTTTCACAACCGAAGCTGGCATTTGGCTGGACGGCAGCTCATCCAACCGCAAGCGGGTATTCAGTCCTGGCTACGTGGTGCTCTGCGTTTTCGTGGCTGTGGTTGAGCTGATAACGCTGAACCACTTCTATGGAGTGCGGATGAGGTGAGGGCGGGGCAAATCACGAGAGCTAAGCCTTAGCAGGTGCGGCGCGCGAGCTGCACGATGAACGGGCTGGCTCATCGGTGACGAATAGCTTTTAGAGTCCGTCTATGTCGCGTAGAGTCAGGCCCATGCTAGGTGTTTGTGTAATGTCTAAAGAAAGGTTTCGCACATGGAAGCGCTAATCAACCCAGAAATACTGAGATGGGCTCGTTCTAGGGCAAGAATCAGCGCGGGCACGCTTGCGAAAAGTATCGGGACTGCTGAGGACAATGTGCTTGCTTGGGAAGACGGAGCGAAACGGCCTTCCTTTAACCAAGCCATGAACTACGCGCATCATACGCACATCCCTTTTGGCTATTTGTATCTAGCAAAACCGCCTGTTGAAGACCTGCCTCTACCCGACCTTCGAACCGTTAACGGTCGAGAGCCAAGCTATAGTCTTGCTCTCAGAGACACAATCCGTTGGGCGATGGAACGACAAGATTGGTACCGTAGCTGGTTAACTTCCCAGGGATATGAGAAAAACGAAGTAGTTGGCATCCTAAGTATTAACGATGGAATTCCCGCAGTTGTGGTTAGCATGCGGGAGAAGTTGAGAATACCTGAAATGCCAAAACGCGGAACTTTCGATGATTATTTTTCTAAGCTGGTTCAAAGTATAGAAAACATCGGAATTCTGGTTATGCGCAATAGTATTGTAAACAACAATACGAGTAGACCTCTATCGGTTGATGAATTTCGCGGCTTTGCGATGAGCGACGCTCTAGCTCCTGTAATATTCGTCAATACTGCCGATTGCCCCGAGGCCCGACTCTTCACTCTCATCCACGAGCTTACGCATATCTGGATTGGGAAGTCTGGCGTATCTGACGCAGAACCACAAACGCACAATAGAGAAGAGATATTCTGTAATGCAGTTGCCGCTGAACTGCTGGCGCCAGAACGTGAGTTTCGTATTGCCTGGAAGCATTTTGAGGATTGGAAAGATAACCTCCCTTTCATCACACGGACATTCCATGTCAGTGAGTGGGTGATTGCTAGGCGCGCATTGACGCTGGGGTTCATCAGCCAAGCTGATTACAGTAATTTCATTGGTGGCAAAATAGCAGCGCACAAAGCCAGAAATAAAGATGGAGCTCCGCCCTACTCGCGACTACAGACTGGACGAATCAGTAAAACTCTGGCCAAAGCCGTGGCGAGTGAGGCATTGAGTGGCCGTATGCTATTCAGGGATGCCTCTAGGCTGATGGGAATAAAGCCACACAAGATTTCTGAATATTCTAAGAAGGAACTTGGATTTTGAGCTACCTGCTAGATGCCAACTCTTATATACAAGCTAAAAACGCTCACTATCGAATGAATTTCTGTCCTGGCTTTTGGGATTGGCTCGATACGGCTTTTCAGCTAGGACAACTATCGAGCATTACCATGGTGTACAAGGAATTGTCCGATTATGGTGATGAGCTATCGGATTGGGTAAAGATACGTCAAGCGCAGTTCGATACAATTGACGACAAGGCTACTCAGGAGTTTTTCGGGCGAATTGCTGAGCATGTTATGAGTATGAAGCTCCCTACAGATCCTGAAAAGATTCGTTTCTTAGGTGGTGCAGATCCATGGTTAATTGCGAAAGCAGCCACGACCGGTAAAACCATTGTGACTCATGAGGTTTTAGCCCCCGACAATAGCAAAAAAATTAAAATCCCAAATATTTGCAAGGATTTTGATGTCAACTACATCACATCATTCGACCTACTAGACGTACTCCAGGCCAGGCTTGTTATCGAGAGGCCTTAGTTTTAATTTAGACTCCCCAAGCCCGGTCCCGCGCCGGGTTTCTTGTATCTGGCGGTTCCCCTGCCCTGCTATGGTGGCGCCCTCTGATCGCAATGGAAGCATCGAAGAATGGACTCATGGAAGACACTGGCGATAGCCCTACTGGCAT